CGTTGAAACAAGAAAAAGAATGCTTAGTAAGCTAAGCAGAAGCCATGGGGCTTGCCCCGTGGAGTGTCACGTAACACAATAAACCTATCAGATACCTCTTTTAAAGAGCCTGAAACAAGGGTTTGCTCAACGGCAATAATCAACCCCGACTTTCGGACACGTTGAGATTGAGCCACAAAACAATCTTAATAATCTTTTAAAGAGGTATGTCATGAGTAAATTTCTCAAACAATCAGCAGTATCGGAATTTGATGGCGAAGTTAATCACGTATTTCAAGGAATGGCTACGCTTCGATCATGTTGCACAATCCGTACCAACGTAAAAGGGGAGTCTTATCGTTTCGCTCGTATGGGAAAAGGTATGGCAAACCAGAAAGCAACACAGGCCGATGTAGTTCCTATGAACATCGACCACAAACGTCAGATCGCATATCTGTATAACTGGAATGCTCCAGAATATACTGATATCTTCGATCAGCAGGAAGTTAACTACGAAGAGAAACAGGAACTTGCGGAAACAATCGCAGGTGGTCTTGGGCGAAGAGAAGATCAGATTGTTATTGATACTCTCGGAACTGCAAATTTCGTATCAACAAACGATCTTGACCCCGACACCGGCCTCGTCTACGATGTGAGTGCTTCTGCAAATTTTACAACCGCAGTTGTTCACCGAGCACGGAGACATTTTCAAGAACTTGAAACAACCACAGAAACCTTTGCATTAATCGAAGCAGAAGCATTACAGCATTTACTTGCTACCGATACCCGTATCAGTAACAAGGACTATGATGCTATGCAGAGATTGATCTCCGGTGAGATGGGCACGGTTCCTTGGCTTGGATTTAAGTGGAAAGTCATGGGAAAACGTGCAGAGGGCGGTCTTCCGTCAGTAACAAATGATTCTGTCGCTTATTTCTGGGCAAAATCCGCAATTGGACTGGCAATTGGAATCGACATGAGAACTGAGATAAATTATGTTCCTCAGAAAACTTCATGGCTGACCAATGGCCTGTATAAAGCCGGTGCTGTTCTTCGTGAACCGCAGGGCATTGTAAAAGTAGTCTATGACGAAACAAGATAGATTACTGGCAATAACGTGCTACCTCTGAAATGGGGTAGTACAAACTTTTAAATTGAAGAATGAGGTATTAAAATGGCTTTAATAATTGCAGATATTGATTATATGCCCCGTGTTTCGGCACAGGCAAATAACAACGCACCTTCTGTCTGGGCTTTCAGCGGAGTACATGCCGACGGTAGTGTCCCAGATTCTCTGGAAGAGATTGTGGAAGAGGGATATTTCGATCTCATGATTAGTTCCTTGACCACTGGCGACGTGATACTTGTTCATACCGGTGGAACCGTTACCATTCTGGAAGTAGTCGCCGCGACCACAACTGTTCAGACCAGAGTACAGGGCAAGGTTAATCAGATTCTTCGCGCTTCCGGATATGTTATTCAAGGGTTTGAGTCTGTTGAACTTGCACATGCTTCAGTAGCAATCCACGCGGTTATTACAGATGCGGAAAACCATACGGGCTTGTTTATCGTTAAAGATACTTCGGCAAGTGGTGTTATTGCGCATACCCTTACGTTGACTTCCGGTACTTTTGACGGCACACACAACGTAGCAACCCTGAATGCTCCAAAAGAAGCACTTTGCGTTTATTTTGATTCTGCTGGAAATGGTACGATAATTGAAAATGTTGGCGGAGTCGTATTGTCCTAATAACCTTTTGTAAGTAAACAAAAATAGCTCCCCTCCGAAGAGGGGAGCTATTTTAAGGAAGCTTCTCATGTCTTTTTCACAATCAAGTCATGCGACCATCGGAGCACATGATTTCCATTATCCAATTGACACCGCTGGCTCGAGAAGCGAATATACAAAATAAGGATTAATTATGTCCACAGATATTGAAATATGCAGTAATGCTTTACTCTTGATTGGTGACGATCCGATAACCTCTTTCAGCGACAATAGTGCGGGTGAAATCGTTTCCTCTGATTTTTACAACAGGACAAAGAACGAGGTCTTATGTCATTACCCTTGGGCCTTTGCAAAAAAGCTTCGAGAGATAGGGCTTATAAATTATGGATATGCTGTTTATTCCGGTGTCGTTGGAGACAGGGTAAACGGAACATATGCCGGAGGAGATTCTTTCATAAATGATGAAATTAATATCGGGCTTATGAATCTTGCTAATGATTATATTTTAATCGGAGACGACGATCCTTTCGATTTAATTGACTTTAAGTTTGTGTCCGGTGCAGGCGAGAATTGTATTTTAGAGTTTTATTATTACAAGGCAGGGGTGGGATGGACGGCACTTTCCGTCATAGACAATACAACCGGCTTTACAACTTCAGGCGAGATAACTTTTGTTCCTCCTGCCGGATGGGACAAAACAGATCAGGCCGAAGCAAGCGGAGACATCACTGACGCTTACTATATCAAAATCGTCAGAACAAACACCAATACTCTTTATCTTCCAGAAGAAGAACGATTTAAAACCAGAAACACAAACATACCAAGTGCTTACAATTTTTCGTATGCTTGGAAACTTCCAAAAGACCTGTTAAGACTTTGGGCGATTTACCCAGAATCGTTAAACTTTACACGCATTGGAAATAAGATATATTCAAATCAGAAGGATTTTTATCTTGAATATATTTGGACGGTAACAGAAGCATTTATGCCGGAATATTTCGTAACTGCTCTTGAATATAAATTAGCATCTAAGTTTGCCAAGTCGATTACGGAATCTTCGTCAACAGCAAAAGAGATGTATGAAATGTACCTTAGACATGTTTCGAAAGCTTCTAATATTGATTCACAGGAACATCCACAAAAAGCGATACTATCACAGCCCTTTTCAGACGTAAGATTGGCTGGATTCTCAACAAGTCCATACGGAGTTCTTTAATGTCAGATTTATATGAACTAAATAGTAATATGACCCGTGGAGAAATAACCCCTCTGCTTAGTGGTCAGAAAAACCTTGAAATGTACTACTCTGGTTTAGCATCTGCAAAAAACGTGCTTGGTTTTCCGCAGGGCGGACAAACTAAAAGACACGGGATGCGAAAATCTTCGACGGTTTCTTCTGATGGCAGGATGGAAACATTCAAGTTTAGTGAAGACGATGTGTTCGGTTTACTGTTCACACCAGACGAAATACTGATTTTCCAGAATGGTTCTCCCGTTTATGTCCCTTGGTCAGCACCTTATAGCTCGGCAACAGATTATTATGTGAGCGCTACTGTAAGTGTTTCTAATACAGATTATTATTGCAGCTTATCTCACCCAGAATGGATAAACCAGAAAGTATATAAACCAAATGACTATGTAATAGACGATGCAAGATCAGATGTGTATCGGTGCATCAGGGGGCATTATTCTGACCCTACAATTACCAAGCCCGCTACGGGATCGGCTTGGGCATCAGAGTGGGTTTTGGTTGATTCTTTAGCAAACATCGCTCCTAATCAGGCAACCTCTGTTGATTTCTGGCACCCGATGACAAATGTTGGCCTTGGCTGTAGTATTTATTCTTTGCCGTCTTACTGGACACTGGCACAGATAAGAGAGTTTGATTTTATACAAAGTGCTGACACTTGCATCATTACGCAAGGAAGCGTTCATCCTAAAACTCTCGTGCGTTATTCCGATACAAATTGGGTAATAGACGATATACCTTTTAAGAATATCCCACAATTCAACTTTCAAGACTCGTCCTCCCCAACCGCTGTTACGGAAATGCAGAGTGTAAACCTAAGTACCGACGTAACAAACGGTGACAGGATGAAACTCTCTTTAGAGGGTATTTTAACGGATGAATTTACCGTATTTGCCCCAGCAGTTGTTGGGGATGATAATTGGTTAAGTACCGCTAATGCGATGAGGAAAGCGTTAGAAGATCACCCGCTATTAAGAAACAAAAACTATATAAGAATTACCAACGACGGATCAAGTCCTGACAGATATATTGTTCACTTTATTGGCGACACCGCAAACAATTGGGATTTAATGATTCCAACTTTTACAAGCTACGACGCTACAAATATTTCCCCGACATGTGTAAGGGTGGCAGCCGGTACTAGC